ATCGCCGACATCGACAAGGCGCTGGACTTGTTCAAGCTCGACGTGGGCCGCTACCCAACCAACCTGGAAGGCTTGCAGGCGCTGATGACCGCGCCCCCCACGGCCAGCGGCTGGAACGGCCCGTACCTGAAGGACGGCCTGCCCAGCGACCCCTGGGGCAACCCCTTCCGCTACGCCAACCCAGGCCCCAACGGGGGCGTTCAGATTCTCTCGCTGGGCGCGGACAACGCCCCTGGCGGCACGGGCGGAAACGCCGACATCGTCAACCAGCAGTAGCACGAATATCCGTCAACAACAGCAGCCGCCCAACGGGCGGCTTTTTCATGGGCAAATGAAATGCAACGCATCGGCCAACTGATGATCGACATGGCCACTGATTTGGCGCGCCTGCGCACCGACATGACCAGCGCGTCTTCGACGATAGACAAGGCCATGAAGCGGGCCGATGCCTCCATCGCCAGCGTCAAAAAATCATTGATGGGCCTGGCCGCGGGCTTTGGCGTCTCGCTGACCGTTGGCGGCATCGTGTCAAAAATCATCAGCGAGACCAAGAGCGCCGAGCAGGCTCAGTCTCAACTCGCGGCGGTGCTCAGATCGACCGGCGAGGCGGCGGGCTGGAGCCGCGAGCGGCTCAATGAGATGGCCGAGCAGATGTCCAAACGCTCGGTGTTGAGTGTTACTCAGATCAACGAAGCCCAGACCCGCTTGCTCAGTTACAGCGGCGTCGTCGGCAAGCAGTTTCCGCAAGCCATGCAGGCCGCCATTGACATGTCCACGCGTATGGGCATGGATGTCACGCAGGCCGCCGAGCTTGTAGGCAAAGCGCTGGATAGCCCCAAGGACGGCCTGACGGCCCTATCCAAACAAGGATTCCGATTCACCGAGGATCAAAAGGCGTTGGTGCAGCGCTTGCAGGAGACAGGACAGGCCGCGCAGGCGCAGGAGGTTATTTTGGCCGCGCTGGAATCCAGCTACGGCGGCGCGGCACAGGCTGCGCGCGACACGTTTGGGGGCGCGATCAATGCGCTGCAAAACCAGATCGGCCAGCTGCTGACGGGCAAGGATGGCAGTCTGGACGAGGCGAAGGTCGCGGTCAACAATTTGACGAATCAACTGGCGTCGCGGGAAACGGTCGAGGCTTTTCAAAAGCTGATCAAACTGGTCTTCGATTTGACCACGGGGCTGGTCCAATGCGTCACGGCCTTTTCCCAACTGGCCGGGCAGCCGAGCAAAATCAAAATCTTGCTCGGCATTGATGGACTTGATGAGAGTGTCAAGAATAGCGAAGCGATCACGGTTGCCTGGAAAAAACTTGTCAAGCAGGCGGAAGAGGTCCAGGTGCAGTTGAAAAACGACCCTAGCAACCTGACGCTTCAGAAGCGGCTTGCTGATATCAAACGGGGCTTGAGAGACCTGCAGGATGTCGGTGCGAAATCGACGGAACGCGCTTTGGGTGTAATCGGCCAGCCGCCTACCGCCGCCCCCAAGGCTCCCAAAATCGACATGCCGGCGGCACAAGCCGGCATCGGCGAAGCCGAAGCCGCCAGACGCCGCAAGGAGGCTGAAGCCGAGGCGGAGCGGCGGCGCAGGGCGGGCATTGCTTTGGGCGAGCAGCAAGCCAAGCAGGCGCAGACGTATCTGCAAGCCTTGCACGAGCAAGCCGAGCAGGTTAAAGAGATGACGGCTGTCCAGCGTGTGGACTACGACATCCTGGTCGGCAAGGTCAGGCTCACCGCGCAGCAAAAGGCGCTGGCCTACGACTATGCGCGGCGTGCCGATGAAGCCAAGCAGGCCGAGCAGGCGCGGAAATATCTGGATGGTCTGCAGGACCAACTCGCAAAAACCCAGGAGATGACGGCCTACGAGCAGATGCTCTACGACATTCTGCGCGGCAAGGTTTCCCTGTACGGCGAACAACTCGACAAGGCCACGGCGCTGACAAAACAGATCGATGCGGTCAAGGAGGCGGAAAAGCAGCGCGAAGCAACGCTGGACCGGATGAACCGGCAGCACGCCATTGCCAACGACCTGCTGGCCAAGCAGCAGGGCTATCAGGCCCAGCTGGCCGCCTATGGCATGGGCGCGCGCGCCGCGCAGGATTTGCAGGGCGCAATCCAGATCCAGCAGCAAAACGCCCAGCAGTTGCTGCAACTCGACCAACTGCGGCAAACCTTGCTGCTGCGCGCCAAGGATGATGCGGAGCGCGGCAAGATCAACGACAACTACCAGCAACAGGTGAGCGAGCTGCAGGGCGCGCTGCAAGCGCAACTGGCCATGTACAGCGACTACACCGCACAGCGCAAGGCGCTGGAGGCCGACTGGCGCAAGGGCGCGCTGGCGGGCTTGCAAACGTATGCGGAGGAAGCGGGCAATGTGTACGCGCAGATGCAGGGCCTGGTAACCAATAGTTTTAGGGGCATGGAGGATGCGCTGGTCAAGTTTGCGACCACAGGTAAATTCGAGTTCAAGAATTTCGCGGAATCGCTGATGAGCGACATCATGCGCATTTACGTCAAATCTCAATTCCTGGGGCCACTGGCGAACGCCATGAGCCAAAGCAGCGGCGGCGGGTTCTGGACGAACCTTCTTGGTAGCGTGGTTAGCGGGATTGTTGGTGGGGGCGTCAGCGCGGGGACTTCCACCAGCAGCAGCACTTACAGCCTGACCAACAGCGCCAGCAGCATGGGCCTGAAGGTGGGCGGCTACCACCTGGGCGGCACCGTGGGCGTTGAGCCTACGTTCATGCGCGTGGTTGATTCCGCTGTATTCAACGGTGCGCCGCGTTTTCATACCGGCATCGGGCCGGGTGAGCGGCCCGCGATCATCACGGATGACGAGAGTGTTTTGACCCCCGGCCAAATGCGTGCCCTGGCGCCAGCAGGCAAGGGCGGGAATGTGCAGGTCAACGTCTACAACAACGCCAGCGGAACCAAGGCCACGGCCAGCGAAAGCCAAGGGCCAGACGGTAAGCGCCTGGTTAACGTGCTGATTGAACGTGTCAGCGGCCAAATTGCGGGTGACATTGCATCGGGGACCGGGCCCATCACGGGTGCATTGGCTGGCCGCTACGGACTGCGGCCATCGATGGTGTAACCATGCCAGCCTTTCCTGCCTACGCCCGCATACAGACCGGCGATTACAGTGAGCAGGCCGCTGCGGCGCTTGTTCGCACCGAGGTCGAGCGCGGCATCCCGCGCCAGCGCCGCACGGCCAGCGACACGATGGTTACGGTGTCGTTGACCGTGGTATTCAACAGCAAGGAAGACGCCGCCAGCTTTGAGACGTGGTTCTACAACGACGCCAAGGCGGGCGCGAGCTGGTTCGACTGGAAAGACCCGCGCACCGGAACCGTGCGCAGCGCGCGCATCGTCAACGGCGACATCGGCGCGCTGGTTCCGCTGAGAGGCGGATTTGGCTTGAGCCAACGCGCGTTCAAGATCGAATACGTGAGGAGCGCACTATGACAACGGTTAGCCCCGCCATGCTGCGCCAGTTGCAGGCCGTGGATGATCCTGACGGACTGCTCTTGCTGGTACTGATCGACAACCCATCACTCAGTGGCCCGGCGCGCGTTGTGGCCGACACGCGCGACTGGGATATTGGCGGCGAAACCTACGTTGGCATCCCGCTGTCCATCACGCTGCCGCAGGACGTATCCAAGGAAGCGGCGCGCGCCGTCATAGAAATCGACAACGTCGGGCGCGAGTTGCTTGCCGAGCTTGAGGCGCTGCCGCCGGGCACATCGCTTGATTGCACGCTGCGAATTGTCAGCCGCGCCAATCCGTCGGTGATTGAGTGGGATTTCACCACGGGCGCCACCACCGCCAACGTCACGCTGGGCACCATCAGCCTGGTTTTGGGCGATGACGAATTTTTGCGCCGCGGCGCCGTCAATCTGCGCTACGAACCTGATACCGCCCCGGCTATTTTTGCCGGATAGAAATTGCCATTGATCGACACGACCGCCGCCTTCGGGCGGTTTTTTCATGCCTGAAATCACCTTACGCGACGCCGAGCAATTCGTGGGCAGGCGCTACGTTGCCGGCGTGTACGACTGCGCCGACATGGCCGCCGAGGTGCAGTCCGTGCTGTTTGGCCGCAGCGTGCGTATTCCAGGCCAGTACTACCGGGGCCGGCGCGGCCAAGCCGCCGCGCTGGAGCGGCATGTTGATACCGCCAGCGAACGGATAGACGCCCCGGAAACCGGCTGTGCCGTGTTGATGTGGGAGTCTGTTGCTGGGTTTGACCCAGCCGATCCGATGAACCGGCGTTGGCATTTGGGTACGGTGTTCCTGCACGACGGGCTGGTGTGGGTGCTGCACAACCCGAACGAAACCCACGGTGCGATGTTGCAGCTCGAAAGTGAACTGCGCCGCCACGGGTTGCACGTCGAGGAGTACAGGCGATGGCTGGGTTGACGCTCACGCCTGTTGCCATGGCGGCAGCTCAGGTTACCGCCACCAGCCTGGTGGTGGCGCCGCGCCCGTTCATGCCCGCGGCTGACGTGGTGCTGACGGAAATGCTGCCGGGCGAGACACTGGCCGCGTTTTTGGCGCGCCACGGCATCGAGGGCAATCGCTGGGCCGTTGCCGTTGGCGGCATCGATGTACCGGCTCAATGTTGGCGGCGCGTGCGCGTCAAGCCGGGGCAAATCATCGAAGCGCGCTCCGTTGTCCGGGAAAGCGCCCTGCGCATCGTGTCGATGATTGCCATCGCCGTCCTCGCGGTGTACACGGGGGGGTTGGCGGCCGGGTTGATGGGGTTTACGTCGGGAACGCTCGGTTTTGCCGTGGCGTCCGGAATCGTTGCGTCCGTTGTCACGATGGCCGGGTCGGCGCTCATCAACAAATTGTTGCCTCCGCCCTCCGCGCGCGGCCCCAAGGCGGAGAGCCAAAACCCCACTTACGCCCTCCAGGGCGGGCAAAACACAGCCCGCCCATATGAGCCGCTGACCCTTGTGTTGGGCGAATCCAAGCTGGTGATGGATTACGCCAGCCAGCCCTACACGTGGTTCGAGGGCGAGGACCAATACCAGAGCGTGATGTTCGCCGCGGGCATCAACTGCGCCAGCTACACCGATTTGAAAATCGGCGACACGCTGATCGGCGAATACCAGGACGTCACGGTTACCGAGACCGGGTTCCCCGGTCAACCCAGCGCCACGCCAGCCACGCAGATGGAGTCGGTGGACTCCATCGCGGGTGCGCTGCTGGAAGCCAAAGACAGTCCTGGCCCTTACACCCTGCGCACCAGCAGCGTCGGCACCGCGCGCCTGGCCGTTGATTTGTCGGCCCAGTTGTTTGAGCTGAGCAAAAGCGGCAATCACAAAACCGCAAAATGTGTCGTTGACCTTGAATACCGGCTGTTGCCCAGCGGCGAGTGGAAGCCCTTTGGGCAGACCACCGCCATCACGCTGTCCAACAACAAGCAAGCGCCGCTGCGCAAAACGATCGCACGCGACGTCCCCATCGGCCAATACGAGGTTCGCGCCCGCAAGGTCACGGCCGACACCAACTCCACCAGCGCCAGCAACCAGCTCAGTTGGGACGCGCTCAAAAGCTACCAGCCAGACAAGGCCAACTACGGCGGGCAGCCGCGCATCCAGATCAAGATCAAGGCCAGCGGGCAACTGAACGGAGCGCTCAACGCCGTCAGCATCGTCGCCCGAGCGGGCGCCGTGCCGTACTGGACCGGCAGCGCTTGGACTGTCGCCGCCAACCCAGGAGCGGACGGTATCAGCAACCCCGGCGCGCAGATATTGCAACTGCTGCGCGGCATCTACCGCGCGGACGGCAAATTGCTGGCCGGGTGCGGCTTACCCGACAGCCGCATCGACCTGGAGAGCATTCGAGGATTCATCCAGCACTGCGCCAAACGCGGCTACCGCAGCGACATGGTGGTACAGCAGGGCATGAGCCGGGGCGAGCTGCTGGAGGCGGTTGCCGCATGCGGCATGGGAACCATCAGCCGCCCATCAGGTAAATGGGGCGTGGTGTGGTTTGCCGATGACCAGCCGATCCAGGGCGTGGTCAACATGACCAACATCAAGGCCCGGACGTTCTCGATCGGCTATGACCTGTTGGCTACCGCCGACGAGCTCCAGTTTGAGTTCTTCGACCCCTCTCGCAACTGGACATGGCAGCCTGTTCGTGTCAAGGCTCCAGGCGTTGAGATGCCGCAGTCCACGGCGCGCACCAACCTGCTGGGCATTACCAGCGAGAAGCACGCCGCCACCCTGGCCCGGTTTTCGATGGCCCAAAACATTTACGGGCGCAAGTCGATCGCCTGGGAAATGGACCTGGAGTACCTCACCTACCGGCGCGGCGCGCTGGTGGTACTCAGCCACGACTTGACGCAGTGGGGCCATGGCGGCAGGGTGTTGGGCATTTCAACAGCGCCCGCATCCTTCACCGTGGCGCTGGATGACGCGGTTCCCACGGACACAAAACCGCTGCGCCGCCTGGGGATTCGTTTGGCGGGCGAATCCATCATGCGCGTGTTCCCGGTGGCCAGCGTCGCGGCCAATGGCCGCTCCATCACCGTCGGGCAGGCGTGGCCCGCCGGCCTGCCCATGCCCGGCAGCAACGGCCCCGCGCACGATGCGCTGTGGATGTTCGACTTCAAGGAAACGCCCGGCTATCGGGTGCGCATCGTCTCGATAACGCCCAGCGGTCAGGACAGCGCCCGCATTACCGCCGTCCCCGAAAGCCCGGAATTCTGGAACTTTGTCAACACCGGCGTTTACGCCCCGCCACCCAACAACAGCCTGCTGACGCTGAACCTGCCGGTGGTCAGCGGCTTGCAAGTCACCGCCGAGCAAATCCGCCAGGGCGACGCTTGGGTGACCCGGTTGACCGCCACCTGGGACGTGGCGGGGAACTACCTGCTGGCGCAACTGTGGGCCGCCCCCGATGGCCTGCCGCTGGAACGCATCGGCGGCTCTATCTACGGCGCGCGCGTCAGTTGGGATGCGCAGGCTGGGCAAGTGTGGAGTATCGAAATACGTCCATTCGACACGCTGGGCCGCCAGGGAACCAAAGCCGCCATCAGTTATTCCATCGCCGCCAACGCGCCTGTTTCGGTTGCCGGGCTTGCGTTGAGCGTTACCGATCAAGGTGTGATCGCCACTTGGGACGCGCCCGATGGCCTGGCCGCCGTGGACTGGTCGTTGACTGAATTGCACAAGGGCGAAACCTGGGAAACCGGCAAGACGATATTTAGCGGGCGGGCCACCAACACCAACCTCGGCTGGCTCAAGAGTGGAACCACAACGGTTTGGTGCGCATCACGCAACAGCGCCGGAATGTGGAGCGCGCCGGTCTCGGCAGCCATCAACATCAAGCCACCCGACCAGCCCATCGTTACCGGCGATGCGCAGGGCAAGCAGGTCCAGATCGCGTGGCAAGACTGCCGAACCACCCAGCCGCTCGAGCATTACGTTATCAGCGTTGGGTCCACGCAATCGAACGCGGTACTGCTGGGTTACTCCGGCAGCACGGTCTACAGCGTGCAGGAACAGTCAGCGGGCAAACGGCGCTACTGGGTCGTCGCCAAGGACAAGGGCGGGAACACCAGCGCCGGCGGCTATGTCGAGGTTATCAGCCTGCCAGACATTGACGAGGCAATGGCCGTACTGCAAGAGGGGCTGGACGAAACCCTCTCGCTCATCATGGACCCGGAAACCGGTCTGCCGGGCACGGACAAAAAGCTGGCCGACGCGATGGCGGCGGAGCAGTTGGCCCGCGCCCAGGACATTGCCGCTGAGGCGACCGCCCGTGCTCAAGGGCTTGCCGCTGAGGCCGCCGCTCGAGCAAAAGATATTACTGAGGAGACAGCCAATCGTGTGCAGGCCGTAGCTGCGGAAGCTGCGGCCCGCGCCCAGGACATTGCCGATGAGGCAGCCAACCGCGTACAGGCCGTGGCTGCGGAGGCTTTGGCCCGTGCCCAGGCCATCGCCAATGAAGCGCTCGCCCGTGCCCAGGCGTTGGCCGGAGAAGGCGACGCTCGCGCCAGCGCTATTGCCGCGATGGCCGCGCAGTTGCAGGCGCAAATCAACACGCTCAACGCGCAACTGGTCGATATTCTGGGCGCTGAGAAATACGACCCAGACGCTGTTTATCCAGCGGGGAATCTTGCTGTCTTTGAGGGCAAGCTCTACCGGGCAAAACAAAACACCGTCGGCAACCCGCCCACCAACACCACCTATTGGGATCTGGTCGGCGAATACGCCAGCTTGGGCGACGCGGTCGTTGCGCAGGCCGCGCACTTGCAAGAGATTGCCAGCAAGGTTGAGCAGACCGGCGCCGACCTGTCCGCGCTCAGCGCCGCACAGCTCGCGCTGGCCGCCAAGGTTGATAACAACACGGCCGGGCTGGTCGCTGAGCAGCAAGCGCGGGCGACGGCAGACAGCGCTCAAGCACAAAGCATCAGCGCGATGCAGACGCGCATGCCGACGGGCACCGGAACGCTTGCGACCAGTGCAGACGTTGTAGCCGAAACCGCGGCGCGGGTAGCCGCTGACAACGCCCAGTCATCGAGCATTGCCGCATTCAGCGCGTCTCTCGGCGCCACACAGTCGGATGTGGACAAGGCGCGCGCCCGGGTTGATGCGGCCATTGCCCAGGCCGTGAACGCGGTGCTCGATCCGTCGT